GCCGGGCAGGGCTGGGCAAGGCAGGCGAGGCGAGGCGAGGCGCGGCGCGGCCGGGCAAGGCAGGCGGGGCGTGGCCGGGCCAGGCTCGGCCTGGCAAGGCAAGGCAGGCACGGAGCAGGGCCGTCGGTCAATTCGGACCGGCGGCAAACTGAGGAGCAGACGAAGATGACCGCTACACGGAAAAAGAGGTGGGAGTTGGAGCTCAGCCGTATCGCGGACGCAACCGGGGCGCTGACCCCGGCACTGGTGGTGGAGGCGGCGACCGACCCGGAGAGCCCGCTGCACGACGCATTCGACTGGGACGACAGCGCGGCCGCGCACAAATACCGCCTGGTGCAGGCGCGCTCGATGATTCGCTCGGTGCGCTTCGTGCGCGGCGACATCGTGCACCACGAGTACACGAATGTGCTCGTGGAGCGATCCCCGATGTACGTGCGCACGGAGGCCCTGGCCGACAAGCCCAACCTGCTGGCGCAGGCGCTGGAGCGAGCACACCGGCGCCACGCGGAGTGCGAGCACGAAATCCGCTCGCTGCTCGCAATCGCCGAGTCCGAGCCGGGCAAGGACACGTGGGTGCTGGCGCTCAACACCACGCTTTCTGCGCTGGCCGTCGCGCGCGAGTCCATGCGCGCACTGCACTGAGGAGGCGAGATGAACGGCTTCGGATTGGCGCGCCTCGGGCGCGATGCGGAGATTCGGCAGACGCCGAGCGGGCAGACGGTGGCCGGCCTGTCGCTGGCATTCAGCTACGGGCGCAAGGACGCCAGCGGATATCGGCCCACGCAGTGGGTTGACGCGAGCCTGTGGGGCGAGCGCGCCACCAAGCTCGCGCAGTACCTGACCAAGGGCACGCTGCTGATGGTCAGCCTCGAGGAGGTGCACATCGACGAGTACGTGAAGAAGGACGGGACCAAAGGCAGCACGATGCGTGCGCGCGTCAGCGACCTGGAGTTTGCCGGCGGCGGCGCTGACCGCGAAACGACCGGACAGACCCGGCACGAGGAGCAGAAGCGCGACGGCTACGCGCCGGCCACGCAGACCAAACCGGCGGCAGCCGCCGTCGACCTCAACGACGACATCCCATTCTAGGAGACATCATGACCGCAACTTGCAGAGAAGTACTGGCCATCGCCATCGAGCAGATCAACGAACAACACATCGCCCGAGGCAAAGCGGCGCTGGAGGCATGCCTGAAGACCGGCACAGACCAGATTTCCCAGCTCAAGTGCCAGCTGGAAGCCGCTCAGACGTCCATCAACGCCCCCACGCTCGAGGCGCTGATGTTCGTTGTGTGCAATGCCGACTTCGGTGGGCTCCTGTGATGGCGAAAGCGAGGGTCACCCAGACCATCACGATCGAGCCCGGGGCGCTTGACGACGTCCACCTGCTCGACCTGGCCAAGTTCCTCGTCCAGCACGACCTGCAGATCGTGCAGGTGCGGGACGGACTCAAGATCCGCCGGCGCCCGGAGGTGACCGGCGGATAGCCTCGCGCCACGCGTCCATGGTGCGCCCGGTGATGCACATCACCGGGCGCCCAGTCTGTTCAGCCAAGTCCACCTCAAGGAGCGCGCCCTGGCTGCTCTCCCATCCCGGGAGAGCAGCGACCATGTGCGTCGTCAGCAGCGCGTGGACATCGATGCTCATGTAGTGAGCGCGGGTCTTGTCGGTGTCGGCGTGCAGCTCGGCGGGCGATACCACCTCAAGCCCCAGCCGGCGCAGGCCAAACGCTGCGACCGCGAATGCCTCGTGGTTGTAATCCGGCATCCCCGTCATGGGGCCGGCGATGTAGCAGCGAATCGCTGGTTCCGTCAAAGCGGCGGGCATTTAAGCGCCCGGTCGAGCTTGGTCTCGATGCGCGCGATGGTGCGCTCGAGCTCCTCTCGTTTGACGTACTGCCCAGCGACCAGCACATGCACCTCCTGCAGCTTGTTCGACAGCGCCTCGTCCGTCGTGCGCAGGTCGTACAGCGACGAGCGCAGCCCGTTGAGCATCCAACCCAGCACGACACCCAGAGAGCCGAGCACGAGATTGAATAGGGACTGCCAGTCCGGGCCGCTGTCGATCACCCCACCGCCTCCGTGGCCCTTGCGAAGTGCCCAGCCCATGTGTCCGGGTGGGGCTTGCCCGGCCGCCAGGTGCGCAGGTACAGCGACCACCCGCCGGCGGCATCCGTCGGCAACGGCGCCGGGTCGGTCCACAACAGCAGCCGGGCAAACGCGGCGGCCAGTACGTCATTGTGCTCGATGGCGATGTAGCAGTCGGCCGCCGTCGAGGTGGCCGGGTAGTGCAGGGCCCGCAGCACAGAGCGGATGTGCGGCTTGCTCTGGGCGTGGCGCAGCACCCCTGCCACCCCGCCGCCCTGCTCGAACTGCCAGAAGCCCCGGGCCGGACCTCGAATCTGCCGGCGATGGCGCATGGCCGACTCTTGCCCCGCGATGGCCAGCATCAGGACCCGCGCGGCGCGGCTGTCCATCCTCGGCGGGAGCAAGCTCAGCGCCGGGTCAATCGCAATGCGCGTCAGCAGCTCGGGCGTCACGCCGGCGGCACCGGTCCGAGGGCCGCCTCCAGCCGGTCGAGCGCCCGGCGCGCCCGGTCACGGTACTGGACGATGTCCACCTCCGAGAGATCTCGCCCCTCGGCGCGGGCGCGGGCTTCCAGGTCGGCCAGCTCCGCCAGCGTGAGACCCATCTGCAGGCCGGCCGCCGCCAAGCGGTTGACCAGCATCACCAGCTCGATGACGTTCATTTCTGCTCCTCCGCCAGGAACGCGGCCACCTCGGCCGTCATGGACTCCACCAGCCGCAGCGTGGCCCGTGCATCATCTGGCCGCCCCTGGTCGATGGCAATCCGGGCAAGGCCCGTGAGCAGCATCGCGTGCTCGAGGATGGCCTGCACGTGTTCCCCCTGCCTCACGTCGAGCTGCCCAGCTAGCACCGCGTCGGCCGTGATGTGGGCGGTCTGCTCGATGGCGGCGTAGGCCACCGCCACCCGGCCGTGCCCCGTCTGCGGGACGAGATTGGCACAGCCGGCGCAGATGATGAGGATCGCGGCAAGCCATGCAACGCGAGCCTGGTTCATGGGGTGCCCCCCCGGCGGTCCGGGATGAAGTACACCAGCGCCACGGTGATGATGCCGCCGACCGTGACAAGCAGGTCGTCGGTCAGCCACTCCGGCCGTGCCACTCCGTACATCTGCAGCACGACCAGGAGTTGTGTGAGCAGCGCGGCAATCGCCTTTCGAGCTGGGTTGATTGGCAGAAGCATGATGCTCTCCTCCAGTTGAATGTCACGTGCCATCCCACCGGACCGCCATCACCCCCGCCCGCACCAGCACGGTGGCGCCCGACGTGGCCACGCAGCGCAGAGTGTAGCTGAGGCCGTGAAGGCCGTTGAGCATCCAGCCGAGCACGACGCCCAGCACACCAACCAAGATGTTGAACATCGATTGCCAGTCCGGGCCGTTGTCGGTCAGCACGCCGCCGGCTGCAGCCGAGTGCGCGGCCCAAAGCGCCAGCACCACCACCACCAGCCATGCCCACACCGGCAGCACAGTCATCCGTCACGCCTCCCCTACTTCTGCACCGGACTCCAAGCGCGCCGACAGGCGCGCCTCCACCGCTGACGCCCACACGCGGATGGCGGGTGGCGCGGCCGGCGGCACGTTCGCCAGCAGGTCGCGCAGCTCGCGGAGGTCGGCGCGCAACTGCTGTCGCTCACGCCTCGCGTCTTCCGTTTCGCGCCTGGATTCATCCCGCTCGCGCCTCGCCTCTTCCCGGGCAGGTCTCGCCTCTTCCCGCTCGCGCCTCGCTTCCTCGCGCGACCTCGCCGCCTCCTGCTGCGCGGTCAGGGTCTCTGGGTCCGGCGCCTCATCGTCCACCACCTCGAAGTCCTCGCGGTCGCGAGCAAGCTCGCGCACCATCTCGAAGTCCGGCCACGGAGCGGGCACGCCAACCGTCTCGCGGTGCGCCTCCATCTGCCCGTGGTACTTGGCCAGCGCGGCACGCAGCACGGCCGCAGGGGCGGGCAGTTGACTCCGTCTGATCTTGCGCATGGCAGCCGGCCTAGGTCTTGATGATCTTGAGCACGACGGCCGAGGGCTGCATGTTGTTGTGCGCCGCGCCGCCGCCAGCGCCGTGGATGGAGACCCCCGTGCCGACATGGCTCGTACCGAGCGCACCCGCCGACCCGTTGTTTTGGCTAATGCCGAAAGTCAGCCCTATTGCGCCGGCGGTTACCGCAGTATGCGAATGCCCCGGGTCTGACACCCCGTGGCCGTGCCAAGGCATCTCTGCCACCGCAAGGACGTGTGTCTCGGTGCCGCCCACGTTGCCCACGGCTGCCCCGGGTCCAGCGATGGCCGTGCCACCGCTGCCAACCGCAACGCGCCGGCGGAAATCAGGGACGTTGAACGTGGTGGTGCCGTTGCCGGCGCCCCACACCGTCCCGATAGCAGCAAACAGGCGGGCGGTGGCCCCGGTTCGCGAGTAGGCCGCCCCGTCGCAGAGCAGGTATCCGGACGGCGCCACGCCGCCTGCGAAGTCCAGGATGGTGCCGGACGGCACGCCCGCAGTGACGAACGACTCGAGATGGCATGTGGTGGGCGAGTCCACCGTCACCCGATGCAGCCCGTTTGCGGCAATCTCGCCGCCCTGAAGCGCTGCCCCTGCCACGCGGATGGCGATGGGGGCCAGGCCGCTGATGGTGATGGTCGCGGCCCCGGTGTTTGCTGCGGCGCCGGCGAAGAACACGAACTCCTGCCCAGGCTGGTAACTCGGGATGCCGGTTGCCGGCGTCAGCGTCAGTGCGTTTGCCGCGCCGCCCGCCGTGCCGCCCCAATTGGTGGGGCCGGTGGCAGCCGCAGCGGCGCCCAGCGTGGCGCGGGCCTGCGTCGCGTCGACGTCGTCCAGCAGGGTGTTGATGAACGCGGACACGGGGCCGAGGCTTGCAGAAGTGCCGGCCGCAACGATGGGCGCGCCGCTGGCGTTGAACGCCAGAAACCGATTGGCGCGTGTAGCGGCTGGCGGCAGTTCGGCGCCGGCCGGCTCCGTGATGGGCAGCCGCAGGCCACGGTCCGCCGTGAGATTCAACTGCTGCGTCAGCACCACGGCCCGGTCAACAGCATCGTTGAGCGCGCTCGGCACCCAGGTGGCCGTGAACAGCGTCGGCTGCGTGAACGGCACCTGACTCTCGATCATCGCCGTCTGGCCGGTCGGCAGCGGCGCCACAAGCGTCACGGTCCCGCCAGAATCCGTCAGGGTAACGGTGTAGTCCTGGCCGAGCAGCGCGTTGGTGGTGACGCCAGTGGCCGTCACCGTGCGCGTGACCAGCAGGTCAGTCGGGGCGAACACCTTGAAGCCGAAGGGCAGCGCGGTCACCACGCCGTTGCCAACGAATGGCCCGGCAGACCTCGTCGTGGTTGTAACTGGCACGTCACCCTCCCCCTGCCGTATCGGCGCGCGGATTATAGCCCGTCAGACTGTTACCGTTCGACGCCGAACAGAATCGCCGCCGGGTTCACCGTCTCTTCCTCGACCATGGCCTCGATGCCGTTCCACGTGCGATTGATCTGCGCGGATGGCAGGCCGACGCCCGTGCCCAAGACGTTCACCATCTTCTTGCGGAAAGCCGTGTCGAACTCGCCTTGCCCGGCCTGGTGCGCAACGCCGTACAGGTCTGACAGCAGCCGCTCGCCTGCCGTTCCCGCGTAGGCCCGCATGGGCGACTCCGCCCCGACCAGCGTCGCGCCAAGGTTTCCAAGGTCACGCACCAAGATCATAGTGCCCATCAGCATGCTGATGTGGTCGGCGGCCAGCTTGCGCGCCAGCATCCCCCAATCCTCTTCGTCCTCTCCGATGTCCGGCATCAGCACCTCCCTTAGGAAATGGGTCATGACAATCGGAATCGTGAACAACAGCAGCCCATCCATGGCCTTCTCCATGCGCGACTTCTTGGAAGCCAAGGACGTGGCCGCCAGGTTGAAGACGGCGTTCATGTACGAGTAGAAGACGGTGAAGAGCTTCATGTAGGGGCCGCCACGCTCGATGCCGGCCTGGTCCTTCAGCATCCCCGACCCTTGGGTGTCGATAACCGCCTGGTCAGCCAGCGCCACCGCGCGCGCATCGTCGCTCCCCTCGGACAGGGCTCGCGCGTAGGCCGCATTCCACGTCGGCATGTCGACCAACTGCTGCACCTTCACGATCAGCAGAAACGCGCCAGCCTGAAGCGCCCGCATCCCAGACGACCCGCCTTGGATGCGCCCGCGCAGCTCGTTCAGCTCAAGAAACTGAGTGCGCGACCGCAGTGCCATGAACGAACTGCGCGCGTGCGTTTCGCGGGTGACCGTCACGGGCGCCCTCGCATACTGGGCTATGGCCGGCCCCATCCAGCGAGACCCAACACGCACGAGCGAATTGGACACGCCCGTGACCTGTATGGCGGCCGTCAGCAGGTTGTAGCCAAGCCCGGCAATCGAGACGTTCCGCCGCAGCCACGTCGCGGACTCCTCGTTGTGGGCCGTGGGCTCGCCGGCAGCGATGTCGGTTTTCCAGCGCTTCAACTCCGTCGCCATCTCCGGGCCGTAGTGCTGGCGGATGGCCTGCTGGATCTTGTCGGCTCGCATCAGCCGGTTCACGTCAATCAGCCACTCGTGCCAGCTCAGGTCGTGGATAACCTCGTTCAGCCCCTGGAACAGACCGTCAAACGTCAGCAGAAGCGGGCGGCCCATCACCACCTTCACGCGCGACTTCGTGAAGCTACGGCGCGTCGTGTCGGACGTGTAGGCGCCGCGCATCATGGCCCGCGCTTCGTCTGCGTCCACCAACTCCTCGGCGCGCGCACTGGCGGCCGGGTCGTACTTGATGGGGTAGTACCCGCCGCGCATCGACACGACCTCACCATCACTGGACGTGACCTCGAACGGCACGGCCGGCACCCACTCAGGTTCCTTGCCGTAGACGCGCTTCTCCTTGGCCGCGATCAGGGGGCGGTAGGACTCGAACAAGTCCCACACTTGCTGCACGGCCCTCAATTCCGCGGCTGTCAGCGACTCCAGCACAGGCTGGATGGCGTCGCGTGTCCAGTTCTCCCCTCCCAGCAGCCGCTGCATGTTGCCTTCGTTGCCAGTGTTCAAGGCGATAGCCAGTCGCTCGCCACGATTCAGCGGCCGCGCGATGCCGGCAAAGGACATGCGGCCACCACCAAAGGCCCCGCCAGCGAACAAGGGAGCCAAGATGGCCGAGGCACGCACCGTCGCATCTGCCCGCATCTGCACTTCTTGGTCGCCGGCAGCGTTGGCCGTGCGGGTGATGTACTCCCAGAACGGGCCGCCGTCCTTGCCGCCGTCCAAAATCCTGCCAATGGCAGCGGCCTTGTAGTGACTGGTGACGAACCGGCGAAGGCCTGCCATCACTTGGCCCACCCAAGTTGTGGCCGTTCGCGGCGTGATGGTGCGCATTGAATTGGCCACGATGCTGTCGGCAATCAGGTCGCGCACCGCCTCGAACTCGCGCTTGTCACGCGACGTGAGCAACCTCTTCTTGAGCCTGCCGAGGTGCTCAATGGCACGCACCGCGTCCACCAAGCCGCGAAACTCCTCGACCGTCATCTCTTTGTAGTTCACGGTCCGGGCGTCATCGGCCAGCGCCGGGTCAATCTCCGGGACAAGCCCGACCTCTTCCTGAGAGTCAAGCCATTCACGCAAGGACGCGCGGCGGTCCAACGTGCGCAGCGAGCGCTCCTTCAACTCGTGCCGCTCGAGAAGCGCCTCAATCTGGTCAACGTACTCCGGCGGCAGCCGCCGGCGCGCGCCAGGCTTGGCAAAGCGACGCATGTACGCAACGCCGCGCTCGACCTCGCGCAGCGCGCGATACGCCTCACGCGTCGCGTACGTGTGCACGGCCTGCGTCCGCTTCTCGGCGGCAGCGCGCTCGACATCTGCCGCGCGGAACGCCCGCTCTGCCTCGATGCCTGCGCGCGCTGCCGTGCCGGCGTACTGCGCTGGGCGAAGGTTGCGAATGCGCAAGCGCGCCACCATGGCCGCTGCAAACTGGCGCGCGGCATCCGGCACGATACTGCGGCGGCGACCACCGGCACCTTCCGCACGACCGCCGGCCGCCATCCTCGCCAGCGCGTTTGCCTCGGCCGTGACGAACCGCGCGCGCGCCTCGCCGTGGACCGCCTCATCCGCCGCTCGCTCGATGGCCTCCGGCGTGGCAAGCTCGGCGTGCTGCTCAAACATGGCAGCGTCTGTCGCCGCCTCTATTGCCGCGCGCGGCGGCGGCGCCGCAACAAGCGCCGCAATCAGCTCGTCGCCCGTCTCGAAGCCGAACAGGTTGGCCACCAACTCAGGATGCACACCATCCGCCCCGGTCATGCGCTTGGCGCGCAGCGCGTCGATGGCCTCGTGCGACACGCCCATGTCGCGCATGGCGGCGATGGACAGCCTGGCGGTGTCCACCATCTCAGGCGCAATCACGGTGCCAGGCTCTGCGTCCGGCAACAGCACCCGCGCATCGACGGTCACCGAGTACTGCGGAGTGCCGCGCAGTTGGGCATCGAACGCGTTCTCGAACACGCGCAGCGCCTCGCGGCGGCCGCCAGCCAGGTCAGCCGCGCCCACGCCCAAGTAGCCGTAGCCCGCTAGGCTTTCAGCCATACCGTCGATGGACTTGCCGCCCACCCGACGCAGCACATGCAGCCCGAACAGCGGCATGGGGACCCTAGTCGTAGGGTCCAGGTCCCACTCGGCCTCGACCTCAGCGCGGTCTAGCCCGCCCAGCTTGGCGATCGCGACGAAGAGCGAGTCGACCGTCGGGTCGACCGCCCCAGGCTTCGGCTTCGGCCTTTCTTCTGCCGCCAGCGCCGCCTTGTACTCATCCGACAAGGCGCCAGTCAGAAACTGCCATGCCCGATAAACCGGCTGCGACAAGACCTCGTTGCGGGCGCCTGCGCGGGCCTGGCGCCGCAGCTCCCGTGACGCCGTCTGCAAGCGACTCAGCTCGCGGGCGCGCGCATTCCGCAGCCACTGCATGTCGCGCAAGCCGCGCGTCTGCAGCTCGTCACGGGCCGCCCCGACCTCGGCAGCCCCCAAGCGCTGCAACTCCTCGAACTCCTCCGGAGTCATCTGGCCCGCTTCGGGCGAGGCGAAGATGGGCATCATCGACCGGGCGCGGCGCGCCATCTCGATCTGCGCGTCCGTGGCCAGCAGGCGGTCCATGACGCCGCGCACCTCGTCGTTGAGCTTGCCGGCCTGCGGGTTGATGCGGAGGAAGTTCTTCAGCGACTGGTAGACGCCGAGCAGCCAAGCGCGGAAGGACTGGAACACGCCCTGCAACTCGATCGAGGGCGCCTCGCCACGGAACAGGTAGGCCTCGAAGCTCTCGGCAAAGCGCTCGTGATAGGCGCGCTTCTCTTCGAACGACAGCGCCAGCCATGTCGGCATGCCCTGCACGCCAAACCAATCATGCAGCCGCCGCACGTCGTCGATGATGCCCTGCTCGCCCGGGGTGACGGCGCCGCCACGGTTGCCGATCTCGGCGGCGATGACCATCAGGTTCTCGAGGAAGAAGTGGCCGGACTCGTGCAGATAGGTGCTGAGGTCGGCGTTCCTGAGAAGGCGGATCGTGTTCGTGCGCGGGTTGAAGGACCCGCGTGCCCCCTCCCCTTGGGCTAGCTCTTGGTCCCCTGCTTCGAAAGGCTCCTCTCCGAGAGGAACCTCTCCCTCAAGGTCGTCCTGATCTGCTGCATCTGGGTCGGGGTCGTACTCAAGAAGATCGGCGGCAGTTCCTGCTTGGAATCGCTCGACGACTCGGTCTGCCGCTTCTCTGTAGCTGATGTCTGCCGTTTGTCGCGCACCGAGACCCCCATAAAGCCGCTTCTCGTAGTACCACAAAATCGCCTGAATGTCGGCGATGGTAAGGGGGTGCCCCCTGCGGGCCAGGTTGCGGCGCGCCTGCGCCGTGGCGGCCAGCATGAAGGTTCGGTCGCGTGCGCCGAAAGCCACGTCTTCGATCTTCTCGAAGGCGTCCTTGTAGATGGTGTTCGCGGCGCGCTCAACCGCATGGTCATGCAGCAACTGGTCAACCGTGTAGTCGCCCGGCAACTTGCCCAGCGACTCCAGCGTGCGCGCGGCTTTTCTGGCGTCGGTGCGCGCCTTGGTCCTAGAGCCCCCCCTCAGGCGTGGGTTCAGCCCCGCGTCAACAATCGCCTGCTGCTCGGCGCGCAGCCGCTCAAGCGCAGCGCGCAAGGCCCCAGGCTCGCGAAGCGCGTCAATCTCCGCCATCCACTCGGCGGCCTCGCCTTTCTTCGATGGCTCACTACGCCCAAGCAGCAACGCCGCCACCGTGCGGAAGCCCCTGTGGTCAAGGGCTTCGCGAGGCTCGACGACCGCCGACAACACTTGGTCGTCGGACATCTCCGGCTGACCTATCAAAGTGGCGAACGACCGAAGCGACTTCGCCGTGGCCGACGTCAGAAGGGTGCCCCGGTAGCGGTTGAAAGAACGCGACCACCAGCGGTCCATCGTCAGATAGCCATGCGCGCCCATCAGATTGGCGTAGAACGCGCCGAGCTTCGGGCCGAACTCCACGGCGGCCATCGGGAGCTTGATATGGACTTGATAGGCCGGGTTGAATGTCCTGCCGATCTGCGCGGCGATCTCCTTCAGCTCGCCGATCGGCCGCTCTTGCATCAGGTACTCGTGCATCTCCACCGCCCCCATGGTGTCATGCAACTGCTGCAGGACCTGGAGGTTGTTGTTGATGATGGCCTGACGGATATGCCCTCGGCTGCTCGTGAACCTGCCGGCCGTCTCGCCCCCTTCTCGAAAGCGCCCGTAGATGTCGAGCGCCTGCGCGAAGTTCGGCATGACCTTCTGCCCGTCGCTCGTGATGGCGATGAGGGCGGTCATCAGGTTGCGGGCCGTCCGGTCGGTCAGCAGCTCCGGGTACAGCCCACCCATCAGGTCAAGGGCCGCCTGGTACTGCACTGAATACCAGCCCACCCCGGAGTCCTCCGGGTTCTGCATCTCGAAGGCGACTTCTTCCGTCATCCACTTCGCGATTCGCGACAGCGCATCCTTGCCGTGGTCATCGGGCTCGATGCTTCCGTGCTTGGCTCGCTGCCTGGCCTGAAGCGCTGCAGCGACGTCGCGCGTCGAATGCTTCTTTTTGGGGTCAAGGCCGTACCGACGAAGCGTCTCGGTGCCTCGCCGCAGCGCGGTGGCCTGAAACAGCACGTCGCCGCGCTCTTCGGCCAGCGCCGCCGCGAACTCCCGCACGGCCTGGGTGCGCTGGCCCGGCCCGTCGTACTCCACGAACGGTAGGCCCGCGCGCTCGAGCAGCTCGCGCACTGCCGGGCTCGCGTCCTTCGGGATGACCGCGCCGGCAAACTCTTCAAGCCCCACCGCGCGAGGAATCTTGGCCTCGAAATACCCCGTCGGCAGGTTGGCGAGCTTGAGCAGAAACTCCGTGAGGAGGGTGGCGGTTTCTTCGCTGATGCGGTGCCCGTAGGCGAGCGCCGCCTGTTGCGCGCCGAGGCTGATGGCGTCTTCCAAGATCGCCATGGCGGTGTTTGGAGAAATCTGCGGGTCGATGGCGCGCGCAACGGCAGCAAACTCGCTGTAGGCCTCTTCCTGCACCTGCGCCATTTGCTCTGCTGGCACAATGCGGTCGCGCGCGCCACGCATTTCTGTGATGCTGCGGAACTGATGGGCCACCCTGGACCGCAGCGCCCCGACTCCGCGCACCGGCCCCTCGCCGGCACGAACTGGCTGCCGGCGCAGCAGCCGCACGACGTTGTCCAACGTGTGCGGGACGTAGCGCTGACGGCCGGTTGCCGTGGTTCCGACGGGGATCCGCTCACCCACCGCCATGTCGGCCACGAAGCGCTCGGCGGCGCTGGCCAGTTCGGCCCCTAGGCCGAGGCCCTCCACCTGCTGCCGCAGCGCCTGCCGGGTTGCCGGTGCGTCCACCTCGCCGGCAGTGCGCGCGCCACGCCGATGGTCCTCAACCTCTCTGGCCGCCTGCCGGACGACGGGCGAGGCGGCCCCGGTGCCGGGCTGGCGCGCACGCAAGGACTCAATCCTTGCGTCGAGCGCATCCTCTCTGCCCTCATAGGCCAGCAGCATGACTTGCCGATAGGCGTCCCACGCGGCCTGCTCGAAGGCGGGGTCGTTCCGCAACTCCAGAACATCGACACCGCTATCCGCAAAGGCCTGCAGCGCCGGCGCCAACTCAGCAGGCGCGACGCGCTGCACATCTGGCTCAACGCCTTGCTGTGAGAGAAACCACCACAGGAAAGGCGCCTGGCTAGCCAAGGCGTCCGGGCCATCTCGCGACACCTGACGCCAATCGATAGCGCGCTGGTCGACGGCGCCCATTGCCTCCGCCAGGAGTTCTTCGGCGCGGCCGGCAGCCTCCGCCGGAATCTCAAGCTCGACGTCCGGGTAACGCGGCGAGTAGACGTCCGCGTCGAACACCCTCGCCCCGGCGCGGGGGTCAACCATCCCTCGCGGCGCCAGCAGCGTGACCTCGCCAAAGGTGTCGAGCGGCAAGTCTGCTGTCGACACGGCCACCGAAGGCATGGCCAGGCCGCCCATGCGGCCAGCGAACAGCAGGCTCTCAGCCGAGAGGTTGTGCACGGCCATCATCCGCAGGGCGCGCTCCTGCGCCATCACGTCGCCATCTTCCAGGCCAGCGCCGCGCACCAGTTGCGGGTATTGCTCGAAAACCTCCTGCGGCGTCTTGCCGAGGCGGGCGGCCATCGTGCCGTAGAAGTGCGAGGTGAGGGTCGCGTACGCGCGCGCCACGGCTGGCCGCAGCCCAGCTTGGACGAGCATCTCCTCGACCTGCGACTGAACGGACTCCATCGATTCGCGGAAGGGCGCCTCCTGCGCCTCGTCCTGAATGGCCCGCGACACCTCGCGCAACAGCTCTTCCTGCGCCTGCTGCAGGAACACCTCGCTCTCTGCCACGGACATGCCGTCGGGCTCGACGCGCGCATGACGCAGCAGGGCCGCGTCGATAGGCGTGCCTGCCAAGTGGGCGGCGTAGTCGGCCAGCGGAATGTGCACCGCGCCGCCCGTGGCGGCTGCCGTCGGCAACTGCTCGGCCACGGCCGGCAACTGCGCCGCCAGCTCATTGGCCAGGCCCGCCTGCATCAGCGCCTGCGCATCGATATAGAACCCATCGACCGCCGTGCCGTCATCCGTTAGCCCCTGAACGAAGGCATGGAACCCGGACGTGTCCCTCGCCCGTACACGGGTGGCGGCGGCCAGCTCGCTGAAGCGCTGCAACTGCGCCCCGCGCGTCGCCGCGCGCTCGGCATGATCGCGCGCGGCAATCCAGCTCATCGGGACGTCGACGGCTGCGGTCGGCAATTCGCCGAGCATCTCCATGATTACCGCGCCCGGGGAGTACTTGCCCACGCCAGGGGCGAACTCGTCGACCATGACCTGGGCGCCCAGCTCGCCGGCGCCACCCGCTCCAGTCTGCAAGGCAAACTCGCCCGCCACACGCGGGGCAATGCTCACGGCATCGCGCGTGGCCCCGGCCAGCAGCTTGCCGGCAAGCCCCGCCGAAAGCCCGTCGAAGGCCGCGATGGGGATGCCGCGCAGCACGGCATGGTCGCGCGCGCGGCCCATGACCAGCGGGTTTGCCAGCGCGTCGCGCAGCTCGCTGACGTTGGCGACGTTCACGCCCTGCTCGGCCAGCACGTCCTGCAGAGTCGCGCCGTACTCCGTCGCAAACGCGCCGATGAATCCCCCTGCGGCACGGCCCGCTAAACCCAGCGGGGCCATCAGAAGCTGACCAATGAGCGCTGGCGCCGTGGCAGCCAAGGACTGCACGGTGCTCTCCCAGGCTGCGCGAGGGTGGCGCGCGACCGCAGCCATCACCCCCGTATAGGTAGGGGCATCCATGATGGCCTGCAGCCCGGCGGCCACGTCAGGGCTCATCGGCCAGCGCCGGCTAACGCGCTCCTGCTCGGCCATGCGAGCGGCCTGCGCCGCTTCGGCATCCGCCCCACGCGCGCGCGTCAGTCCGAAGTCGCGGAGCAACAGGGTCAAGTTCTGCTCGGCCTCGGCGAATCCGCGTCGCGCCGCGTCCAGCGTGCCCCCAAGAAGGCCCGGGTCGATGGCCCGCATCTCGCCCGTGACGTGGTCTTCCAGGGCGCCCAGGTTGCCGACATCATCCCGGGCAATGGCCGCGCGGTCCGGGGCCGCCATGAACTCGGTCGTGCGCGGGCGGTTGCGCATCTGCTCCAGCGCCTGGCTGCTCTCCTGGCGCCTGCGCAAGGCGTCCGATTGCGTGCGCGCCGCACCGAGCGGCACGCCCGTTTCGCGACTGATGCGCTGCAGCTCGGCCTCGGCGTCCGGCGTTCCTTGGGCCGTCGCGAGGTTGATGCGCACCGCCTCCTCGGGGGACTGCGGCTGCGTCAGGCTCTGGCGCACGGCTTCCGCAAGCGTGGTCATCGCAGGCTGCGCCAGTAGGCGTCCAGCATCTGGGCGTCTGTCGGGCTGTCGATGCCCTGCGCCCGGAACTCGCGCACCAGACCCTCGCGAACCGCCGCCGGGATCTCGCCAGCATCAATCCCCATGGCCGGCTCCTGCCTCGGCCCCATCCATCCACTGATGGTCGTCTGACGGGAGAACATCTGGTCAATGTGCTGCTCGACCTCAGCATCCGTGAGCTTGCGCCCCAGCGTCGCCTGCGCGTCCAGAATTGATTGACGCACGAACTGGTTGATGGCGCCCACGCGGGCGCGTGCCCGCTTCTCCGTTGCGGGCGGGCTCGCGTTGATTCCAATCTGGGCCAGCCGGTCCTGCAGCACGTTGGCGACAGACGTGGCCGGGAATGCACCTGCACCCGTGTCTGCCGGGGGCTTCCCGCGCGCCGTGGCGAAGGACTCGAAGTCGCTCTGAGACAACTGCGAACGCAGGGCAAAAAACTCGTCGTCGGACAGGCCGCGCAAGTTCTTCTCGTTCGACAGGTACTGGAACAGCGCGAGGTTGGTCGTCACGTCCTCGCGCGTCGACAGCGTCTTTGCGAAACTCATCACGCTGTCGAGTTGCTCGATCGGGATTCGCGACCTGACCAGCGGCGGAAGCGCCTCCATGTCGCCGCCGCTCTTCACCAGCTCGCGCATGGCCTCGGCGACGGCGAAGTCTCGCTTCGACTTCACGTCATCTTCGAAGGCGCGGAAGCGCCGCTCGGCAGCCGTCATGGCCGCGCCGCGCTGCTCGTCGGTCGCGTCCGCCGGCAACCGCGCCAGCACCTCACGATGGACGTCAGCCAAAGTCGGCGCGCGGGGGGCGCCTCCGCCCGCGTTGAACTCCGCAAGGTTGCGCTGCACGTAGGTCTGCGTTTCTTGCGGCAGCAGCGAAAGCCAATGCACGCCCTCACGCTCGGCCCTCTTGCCTGCGACCATCACTGCGGCAGGCCCGGCGTTGTAGGCCGCCATGGCCTTCGCGGCGTCGCCACCGAATCGCTGCAGCATCGATTGCATGTAGGCCTGGCCCAGCGCCCGGTTGTAGTTCTCGTCGTTGCGCAGCCGCTCCTCGTCCCACTCCACGCCGGCAAGCTTGGCCGCTTCCGGGCCGGTCGATGGCATCACTTGGGCGACGCCTACCGCGCCTTTTGGGGACGTCAGCGGCGCGCCATCCGGCCCGACCTGCCGCCCGCCGCTTTCCGCCTGCTCCATGACGCCCCACAGTCGGTCGAAGTCGCTCGGCACCATGCGCGGCGCCAGGTGCTCAACGGCACGGTCTGCAATGCCCGCCACCTGTTGCGCGCCCATGGCCGCACGCAGCAGCTTGTTGGCCGCCAGAACCTGCGCGCCGTTCATTTTGCTGCCGTGGGCGCCCAGGTATTGGGCGGCGGATGCCATGTCGCCGGCGGCGACCACGGCCTCGAATGCATCCGCGTGGGCGGCGGCCAGGGTCTTCTGGATGACGGACTCAGCCTCGGTGGCCGACTGCCCCCCAAGGCGTGCGAGCGCGAGCGCGTTCCCTCGTATGCGCTCCTCGGCTTCCGCAACACGGTCGGCGGCAGTCGGGTTGAGCGCCAGGTCGCGCACCGCCAAAGCCATGGCCCCGGTGTGCACGCTCTCTTGGTAGTGACGCGACTGCGTGGCCTCGTGGTTCAGCGCGCCCTGCCGGAACTGCTGGCGCAGTTGCATTGCGTGCTGCATGAACGTCTGCTTTTGCCAGTCGTTCGACAGGTTGCCGGCGAACTTTTTCACCCCCTGGTCGAAGCGCTCCGTGTACTCATCAGCCAAGGGCTTGCCGCTGGGGCGCGAGAACACGTCCCGCCCGACCGCGTTCTGATAGCCGGTGTCACGCCCGATGGTCAGCTCCACCCCGGCCTCGCGGAGATGATTCAACTCCTCCTCGACCCGCACGCGGTTCATGCGCTGACGGTCTTCAGCGGCGAAGTCCTGCGCCACGGCGGCCATGTTCTGGGTCGCCAGGCCAAGCCCGGTCAGTTGCGCGCCGACCACGTCCGGAGAGTCCGGCGCGCGAACGACAGGGGTGGGCGTCGCGGCCTCGGCGACGCGGAACTCCTGGGTCACTGGAACGCGCGGCATGCGTCAGAATCCCAGCGCGTCAAGAACCAACTGGTCGCTGGTTCCGGTGGTGCCCTCGAGCGCGCGCCACCGCCTGCCAACGCGGGCCGCCTCGGTCAGCAGCGTGGTCCCGGCGTGCATCAGCGGGCTGATGTTGCGGGCCGTGACACGGGCCATGGCGGCGTCGCCGCGATGGCCGACCTCTTGCACGCGGTGCCCCCAGGCCTCGCGCGCCGTGTTGGCGGCCACCGTCGCCGCATCGACGTCGGTGGTCAGCCGGGTTGCGGCGAGCACGTCCATGACGGTGTCGCTGGCGAGGTCCATGCCGCTGGCGGCGAAGGCTGCGCGCTGGGTGGCTCCGGTCTGGGCGCCGCGCAGCCGAACGGCTTGCTCTGCGCGCTGCCCGGCGAACATGGTTGACCGCGCCGCCAGCTCGGCGATGCGTGCGTTGATGTCCCCGGCGCTAGCGCGGAAGCGCATGGCCATGCGCTCGTTGCTGGCGGTGATCCACGCGCCGGTGCCGGCACCCAATACGCCGGCGACACCGGCGAGGTTGGCGATCTGCGACATGCCCTCCGGGGTCTGGCCGGCCGGCGCAGGCGCCGCCACCAGCCCACCGCCGCCTCCGGCTTTCGAGAACACGCTCATGCTATCCCCCGACAGACATTTCTAGGGTGACGGACGCTACGGTGACAGGCAGAGGGTCAGCGTTCCTGACCCACAGTTGTCCGTCTTGCGACCACGCGCCGCCCAGCAGGATGTCCTCCACGCCAGTGTCCACGTCGGGCGCGTCGGCGCGGCGCTTGATAGGGCGCAGTCTGGACTCAGTTTGCCCGGCATGCACGACGCCGGACCGATGCAGGCGCATCCACGCCTTGTTGATGTTGTAGGTCCTGCCCTGACCGGCGGACAGGTCGCGTGTGCGGATGATGGGCGGTAGCGTCTGGATGTCGGCCGTGATGGGCAGGCCAACGACCGCCCTGGATGTCGGGTAGTCCAGCGTGATGCGCCCGCCGGACACGGTGCGGCGCGGGTGGACGTCACCGTTGGCCAGAATGCCCACCTCCATCCCCTCGAGATGGGACAGCCCGCTGAGTGACGTCACCGCCGGGCCTTGATAGGTCAATCCGCTGTCGACGCAGACGGGGTCGACGCCTTCGCGCAGCAGGCGGGTTGCGAAGCGCTCGATGTAGCGTCTTGGCACGCCCGATACCGTTCGTCGCACGACGGCATAGAGCACGTCCTCGGTGCCTTCAGAAACACAGGCAACCGACTCGAATGCGCCCGCGTGGGTGTCATGCGTGGCCCATGCGCCGACCCGCTCCTCAGGAACGTAGGTCAGGCTGCGCAGCTCTCCGTTGCTGGAGACGGCCCAGAGCACCGGCACGGGTGTGCGCTGGAATGCCATATCGGCGATGGTCAGCCCGTCGAACAGGTGCGGCGCGCGCAGGCACACGTTGCCGGTGACGTAGCCGGACGCCTGCCAGTTGAACGCCGCTTCGTGGATGTGGCCGCCACGCGCGGCAGCGAACAGGATGGTGTTGTTCACCAGCGCAGGCGTCACCGTCGATGCGCCTTTGTAGGACTGTGCGCGCACGGAGATGCTGGTTGGCGTGACCGCGTCGGAGTTCACCGAGGTGACGCGCCACTCGCCGCTGTTCGTCAGCAGGACCAGGTCGACCAGCGGGGCGATGTGCTGAATGGCAATCAGGTCGCGGCTTGCGATACGGAAGGCAATGCGGTCTGTGTCTTTCGGGACGATGCTCGCCGCGATCACGGACTCGGTGCCGGTCTGTGTCATCCACAGGTTGCCCGGTCGGTTCAAGGTGCCGGCAAACACGCGTCGCTGATCGAAGTAGCCGACGGACGAGGGGAAGTTGCCGGCATCGAGGAACGGCTGCTCGTACACCGGCGGCGTGAAGCCGATGTCGGGCGTGATGTTCGTGTCGGTGAATGACAGTCCGGCGGCGCTGCCAATCTGGCCGAACAGGCCGGCGCCCCCCGCCTGGCGATAGACGTTGTAGCGCGCCGCCCCGGCAACGGACGCCCACGTGACGGTATTGAATCGCCCGGCCACGAAGAGGTCATTGTTGGCCGTGGCCTGCGCTGACGCCTGTGACTCCACGCCATCAGCGGTGACGGCCGTCACCACGTAGTGGTAGGCAATCGGTCCCGCCGTGTTCGGCGTGGCCACCACGCCCGTGGGGGGCAGCATGGACGGCGCGAAAGGGATGACGCGAAGCTCCCACAGCAGAAGGCCGAGGCGCCGCAGCTCGCGCGGCGCGTGGTTCGGGTGCACCAGGGTGAGAACGTCCGCGCTCTGCACGTAGCGCAGGCCGAAAACCTCGCTTCCGGCGTACGGGGTGCCCACTTCGTAGGGCGTCGCGCCATCCAGCAGCGTGCCACCCTGCGTGTGGAATCGGACGTAGCGGTCCCCGAACTCCAGGGCGAAGGTCTGCTCGACGGAGAACACGAACGGGAGCAGGCGCGTGGGCTGCTCGGACGACCTGGCCTCGCGGACGAACAGGGTCCCCGCGCGGCTTTGCGCTGGGCCGTGCGGCAGCGGGACGAAGTTGCGGATGCGAGCGGCCCCGTTCTGCCGGCGCGGGTCTTCCACCTGCCCGAAGAACTCTGGCGTGACAACGCCCCCGTTGAAGCTTTGCGTGTGGAGCCTGGTATTCACCGGCCAGTAACCCACGGCGGGTCGCGGCGCCAGCGCACGGTGCCCTGGCCGACATCGCTCGAGACCGCGCGCCCGATGTACAGCGCCAGCATTTGCTCGCAGCGCTTGGCCTCGTCCCTGCCGACGTCGCCCTTGTAGATGGGGCCGGCCAGCATGGCGGCGAGCTTCCAGGTCAGCGCCTGCACGAACAGCGGGGGGAATGCGATTGCGTCAGCCACGCGACTCACGTAGCGCAGGACCGCTTGGGCAGCATGCGCGTAGACGCGCGGCACCGCGCCCGTGCCCAGCTCGATGGAGTAGGCCTCGGCGTGGTCTTCCTGCGGCTGCGTTGCGCTCACCATGAAGCCCGGGGCGCGCAGTCGCACGAGCCTCAGGCAATCGTCCGGCAGGGCATAGGCGTAGCTCCATGCCGGGTTGTCGCATGGCACGGGCGCGCCATCCACTGTGCGGATGGCGAAGGTCCAGTCGGCCGACTCGAGCACGACGTCGCGCGCGAGCGGATAGAAGCGCGCACACAGCTCGCCCTCAAACGAGAACTCGGGCGGGTCGATGCTGGAGACGTTGGCGTCCTGGCCGAGGTGGCCCAGTGCCAGATTGCAAATCTCGACGGCGGTCGTCACAGGGCCTCCCCGTCCGGGGGGCGAGCGCCCCGGGCAGCTACTTCAAGGTCAAGCCGCTGGAGCAGCCTCGCTCGCGGGCTTGGCGCGCGGCTTTCGGTCGCCCGCCGCCGGCTCCGGCGCTGCGGGCTCGGCGGCTTCCGCCCAGCCTGGCATGGGCTCGCTGTCAGGGATCTCGAACACGTTCCCAGGGCGGCGCAGCGCGCCGCCGTAGAACCCCATCTCAAGCGCGCGCGCCAGCAACTCAGTTCACCGCGTCAGGGAATGCGTGCCACGTCGGGGCATCCAGCACGATGGCCGCGTTGAACCTGCCCGCCGTCAGCGCGCCACCCACCAGCGTGTAGCGAATGCCGACGAAGCGCTCGAAGTTCGTCATGGCCGGGAGTGGCGTCCGGATGACCACGAAGCCAGGCACCAGCAGCGTGCGGAGAATGTCTGCCGTCTGCAGGTGGACGGTCGGGCTCACGTTCAGCGCGATCACGCTGTCGGATTCCAGGCTGAACCGCACATGCGTTGCCGTGCCGACTGCGGCCTCGGTGCAGGTGATGGCCAGCATGAGCTTGCCGGAGTCGTCCATGGACGTGAGCAAGGGGCCTGCGCCGAGATCCACCACGCGGGTGGAAATCCCCGTCGCCGTGACGGCTTGGGCGACTGAAAACTCTGCCCGTGAATCGATGATCATGGCTCCCCCTTAGACGAGCGGTACGACAGCTTCGGTGGAAAGAATGGCGTCCGTGCGGTAAACCGGCACCTCACCAAAGGTGAGCACGCGCTTGCCGGCGACCATCTCCATGGACAGGGTCGAAGCCGCCACGCGGGCGACCGTCTGCTGCCTCAGGAACGACCGCACCAGGCGGTTGCAGTAAAACGCCGGCCGACCCATGCCAAGGTTCGGGACCATCTCCAGTGCCTGCGTCATCAGGTTGATGATGTCGGCGCCGGCCGCCGCGTTGTGCGTCAGCGTGCTGGTCCGGATGTTGGCCACACGGACGACGAAGCGCCAGTCGCGGACGGTCAGCCCGCAGTTCCACTTGTAGTGCGTCCGGTAGGCCTCCATGCGGCCGCCGTTGCCGTCGGTGTTCTCGACCGTCACCTGACCCTTGTCGTCGACTGACAGTCCAGCAGACGAGCCCTTCGGGTAGATGCCATGGACGGTGTTGGAGCCCCAGACCACCAGCCACACGCTGGTGTTGTCAGTGCCAGCCGGGGACGGCATGGAGATGATGTTCTCGGCGTTGCCGGCGCCCACGCGCGTGTTGAAGCGCGGAGCGAAGCCGGTGAAGGCTTCAGGCTGCGTGCCTTCGTTGCCGTAGAACAGCGTGCGGGCCATCTCCTGGTTCATGCCCTCAAGGAAGGCGCGGTCTTCGGAGAGCCGGAACTCGGCGGTGTTGCCGTTCAGGTCGGCCAGCGCCTTGTCCACCTCGGCATAGGCCTCGAGCATGCCGGTCGTGTCAGTCACCTGGGCGGTGGTTGAGCGCGCCGGCTGGACGCCGCCGTAGAGCTTCCTCCACGTTGGCGCCGGCAGGCCCGTTCGGATGGTGGTCCGGTGGCCCGTGGGCAAGTTGCCCTCTTCCCAGCTCATGGACAGCAGAACCTCGTTGGTCTGCTCCAGCAGCTCGGTGATCTTGGCAATGCTGCCGTCGGGGTCCAGCCGGGTTGCGACTTCCCGAAGGGTGGGGTGCGTGGTTGCCAGCGCGGTCATTCGCTTCTACTCCTGCTTACCGTGGTGCCATCGTGGGGTAAAGGACTTGCGCGGCGGTTTTGGGCTGGGCCGCCGGCTTGCCCGTCAGCACCGCATCCTCGGAAATCGCGCGGCCCATGCGAACGAACAGGCCGACAACTTCCGGGTGGTTGCCGATGCCGGTCTCGTTCAGCATCTGCTTGAATGCTGGCGTGCCGAACTGGTCAAGCGCGCGCTTGGCCACGGCAAGGTTTTCTTCGAGCTTCGCCCCACCAAACTCGGCGCTGGCGCGCGTCTCTTCTGCCCACGTCTCGCGGGCCGCGTCGACCAGTGCTTGCTGGCGCGCATCCAAGGCGGGCGCGACTTTTTCGAGAAGCGCCTGCGCTGCTTCCTGCGACAGGCCGGCATCGCGGGCTGCGCTGGAGAAGGTCGACAGGACTTCCGGGTCGTATTCCTTGCCTTCCGGCGCCTTGAACTCGTAGGCCTCGGGCGCGTCGGCCTTGGGCTCTTCAGCCGGCTTGGCGTCTGCGTCGGCGACCGCGTCGGCCTTGGTCGCGTCTGCGGCAGGCGCAGGCGCAGGCGTCAGCAGCGTGTCAGTCGCTGTCGCTGGCTCGCTCGAGGATTGCGTTTCGGGTTCGTTCGCGCTCATTCGCCTCCTCCATCATCAAGGCCAGCGCCTTGGGGTAACGGCTCACCGCCTCGACAAGTCTCAAACCGTCTTCCCGCTGCCCGAGCACGAACGCCATGCGCACGGGCTCGGGGTCGAACGCCGAGCGGAACACATGCGCCCGGGACAGCTTCCGCCACACCACCCGCCGGCCTTGGTCGCTGGCCAGCAGCCACAGCAGGTCGGCCTCTTCCTCAGCCGCGTCCTGGGCCGCGAACTCTGCCTGCAGTTTGCGGCGCGCCCTCGCGCTCGCGGTATCGGGCCAGGCGTCAGGCTCCACTCATTGCCCCACACAAACACGCACCACCCATGGATAGCACAACCCTATCGGCCGCGCAAATCACCCCGCCGCGCGATCTCGTCATGCGGGGAGGCTCGTGTCGGTGGTCGGGGCCTGCTGCCCGCTCGCGGCCCAGTTGACGCCGAAGTAGTCCGTGAGGCGCTGCCGCACGAAAAGGTCGTCGGCACGCGACGGGCTGGCGCCAGGCGCTGGCAGTTCGAAGCCGACCACAGCGAAGTACCGCCCGCACATGCGCTCCGATTGGGGTCGCGAGAAGGGGATGAATATCGCGGCATGGTCTCCGGCCCCAAGGTCATTGACTGCGGGGTTCACGAACACGTCCTGCACAGGCCCCTCCACGAGGCCGGCCGTCTGGCCCACTTGGCTGAAAATGCTCGCGCGCCCGCCGCCACCGGCCATGCGGCCATCGGCAATAATCCTCAGCATCTGCGGCGCGTCCGGGTTTGCCAGACGGACGCCTGACTGCCATCCGGCGATAAGCGCGTTAAGCGCTGCAGCCGGCGGGGCTGGGTTGATCAACTCCGTGCCCCACGACGGCGGGGCGCCAGTGGCGACCCAGTCGGTCCGGAACAAGGCAATGCTCCGATGCCCATCATCAGCATTGCCCACCACCTGCAAAACGGGCTGGTGGTGAAAAACACTGTAGCCCTCGTTGAAATGGCGGAATAGCACATACCACACCATGCCGCGCGATGGGTTAGGCGCAAATTCCCCGCATGCAGAGCTGCTGACGCCGCTCATTAGGTTGCCGTAAGCGGCGCGCCACTCGCACGCCCCTTCGGCGTGGGTCAGCGCAACGTGCGCGTCGGCAATGTTTTCTTTCCGGCGCCACACTGCTCGCCCCGTTATCGAAACGTGGGTATAAAAAATCCCACCGAAGCCAGCCGACCCGGTCAAATGCTCTGGGTCAAGCGCCTCCCCCGGATAACCACACGACACCAGCTCGCCATCGCGCGGCGGCGTCCGGTATCGCACGCCTGCCGAGCTGGACGCCGCCCACTGGTAATTCGCGGCGTGCGCCGTGCTGCCGTAGTTAATCAGCGTCTTGATGCGCATGGACTGCAGGCTCGAAAAATCGAGATTCAGCCGCGCATAGGTCGGGGCGCTCACACGGCGGGAGATAGATCGCCTCAAGTGAAATACCTCTTGGTTGCAAGCGGCTTGCCCGGGTAGAGCTGAACCCCTATGGCCAGGCACTCAGTTTGGGCGGCCGGGAACGGGAGCTGGATGTAAAACATCCGGCCATCGCCCCTTCTGTACCTCATCATCCGGAACGGGTGGAACTCAACCTGATCAAGGCTGACTGCGACGCCAGACATCGACACGACGGACGGCCCGTCGAGGTCGTCCCGGTCGAAGAAAATCGTCTGCGGCTGGCCCGCTGTGTTCAGATCCCCGATGCCGACCGGACGGACGAATCGCCCGTCATTCGCGTGGCCGGGACAAATCAGCCGAATCATGTTGTGGCCAAACAGGCTGAAGAACGCGCTGGGCATCAGGTCCATGCCGGTCGCCAGCGGGAAGGCCACGCACGACACCAGCGGCATGCCGATGCGCGTGATCGTCCCGGCGTTTCGGTCGATGACGATGTCGGCGCCCCCAACCCGCCACGGGCCTTGCTGGCCGGCGCTCACGTACCGCTCCAGGCGACACGAGACCGGCGTGGAAGACGTCATCAGCGCGTTCTCACAGGCGCCTGAAATGAGCTCCAGCACCCCCGCCCCCGCGTTCGGCTGCGTCGGCCCCCACCACGCGATGACGCGATTGTGGTAGGCGTGTGCCGGACTTTCACAGACAACACGGGCCAGCTGGAACGTGCCGCTGGTGAAGCCGGCTTGCGTGAAGTTCAGGGTTCCAGTGCCGCCACCGCCGTTCGCGGTGACCCTCGTTGGCGTGAACGAGACCAGCACGAACCCTGACGCCGGCAACTTGCTGGCCGCGTCCGAGCTGAACATCGCGCGGGGCTGCCCGCCGGCGAAGTTGTTGTAAGGCGATGGGCTGGTGCCGATGTCGCCGAACAGCCCAGCGCGGGCGCTCATCGGGGCGACGTTGTCGGTGGACGACACCTGCCACGGATGCTGTGGCGATTGGCGCACGGCCTGGCCTTGAAATATTCGGTCTTGCCCCTCGACCCCGATGCAATGCAGCAGCTCGTGCCCAAGCGGAACCGTCGGCTCGGCTGGGTTTACGATGCTGCGAATACCAATCTCGGGCGAGAACAGGTCCCATAGGCTAGCGCCGCCGTGCGTATAGGGCTGCGCTGGAATGTTGTGGTGCCCGCCATTGCCGCCCCACGCCATGGGGGAATACGGGCCGGCCACGTTGCGGTATCGATACCAGAAACGATAGATGTCCTCCGTGAGCTCGGCGTTGGGGTAGCTCGTCCCTTCCGTTACCTTCGTCAACCGCACGGTGACGCTCGGCAACACCTCGTTACTGAAAATCTGGAAGATCTGCGAGTCACGGTAGAAGTAAATGCGCGAATCGTCGTAACCGCGCACGCAAACGGACCGCTCGTTGGGTGAGGCGACCCCGTCGATCTGGATGTTGAACCAGTCGCCCACGATGATGTCCGGGTCCAGTCGCGGGTTGTAGCCTGAAATCTCGATGGATGATTGCGCGCGATTGAATGTGACCGTGCGCCCAGTCAGCACAATCGAGGCGGGCAGATACCCGCCCATGCACATGGTGCCCGGCACCGCCACTGACGGGCGGACGCGCGGGAACGTCCACTCTCTGTAATCAAGCCAGCGCGTGACGCCATCGGACCACCGCGTGCCGCGCAGCGTGCGGCTCACTGGGTCGTTCACGCGCTGCGGCACCGCCTCGCCATTCATGCCGACGCCGTTGAAAATGTCGAACGCATCCCCGTTGTTCGGGGGCGGCCACCGCTCGAAGGCGCGGAACTTGGGCTGAACGAGCAACGGCATCACTGCCACTCCAAGAAGACGTCAACGGTGCCAGACTCGGCAATCACGTCCGAGTCGATCCACAGCGACTGAATGCCACCGGCCACAGAAAACTCGTAGAAGTCCAGCCCACCGCCCGGGGTCGTGTACGCGCGAAGCAAGCTCGCGGAGCCCACAAATGAATCCTGACGCATCTGCGTCGCAGCCTCGGCTTGCGTAGCCGCGTTGAGACAGAACCGCACCACCTTGGCAGTCGGGGCTGACGAGCGCACGACAACACTCAGCACCCGGAATGCGTTCGCCGCGTTAAAGGCGATTACCGCCGTGGGAAACCCGCCGGTGTCGGTCCGCAGCGGATTCGTCCGCTGGGCGAAGGCCGCCGCGTTGAGCGTCCCGCCGCCGGCATCAGTCATCAGGCGGCCATCCGCGTCAACACGGACCCGCCGGTTCACCCCCGTCTCGGTCAACCCCCAAAGTTCTGTACTCAGCACGTCAGCCTCCTTGCGGCGTCGTGTAGCCGCTGAACATTTGAATCACGTCGGTCAGGGCGTTCGGCTGGTCGGTGCGCGCGGCGCCGAGGTCACGCGCCACCTTGGCCTGCTGCGCCATCTGCTCGGCCTGCGCGGCCGCCTGCTGCGCCTCGGCGCGCTGCTGGCGAATGATGGCCACGCGCTCGCCCGGCACAATCAGGTCCGGGTCGACGCCCAGCATGTCCGCGTACGCGTCGACCCAGCGGTCGGCGTCCAGCTTGTCCAGCGCCTCGGGCTTGAACTGCGCCACGGCGCCGAGGTTGGCGACGAAGCGGTCGATGCTGGTGGTTGCCACCGCCCGCTGCGCCTGCGCCAGCATGGAGACGAACTCGACCGACAGCTCGCGACCCTGCAGGTCGGGCGGCGGCGGCGGGATGGTGCCTGTGTCGGCCATGGCGTCGAAGGCCAGGTCAATCAGCGGGGACAGCAGCTCGGAGTGCAGGCGCTCGAGCACTGGCCCCAGCATCAGCAGCTTCTCCTCGTGCCGCTCGGCCACCTCGGTGGCCGTCATCTGCCGGCGGTCGCTCGATGCCAGCATCAGGAACAGGTCGGCGTAGAACGACTCACGAATCCGCGTGCGGGTGTCCTGGATATCCATCAGCAGTCCGTTGAGGTCCAGTCGGACTTGCCACACGGGGCGGATGACCTGCCCTGATTGCTGGCCGTCATGGTAGGACACGCCGCCGGGCAGCAGGTCAACGCCATTGCCGGCCATCGAGGCCGGGGCCTCCACGGGCGGCATCGTCTGGTAGTCGATGGCCTGCGCCTTGCGCCGGTGCAGGTGCTGGAGTGCGCGCACGTCGCCCAGCGACTCATGCCCAGGCCCGGTGCCGTACACGTCGCCGCCGGACGTCACCCAGCGCGGTGCCACCGCCGGGAATCGCCGATAGCCCGACTCGCGCAGGAACTCGCGGGTCTGGTCGCCGGGCTCGAAATACACGCTGCGCCACGGCATGTTGCGGGCGTCCCGCCGGCGCACATCGCGGTCGGCGCGCGGCTCGATGGCGTGCGCGACAACTACGCCGGAGACGAGGTTGCCCGTGCGCCAGCGTCGGCTCACCGACGGGCTGACGGACTCGAGACCGAACTGCCCCACCAGCTCACCAACCGTCATCTCGAACTGCCGATAGAGCGTGGTCACTTGGCCGAGGTGGTCCGTGGCAATGGCGTACTGCCCGGCCGTCAGCGGGTGATGCCAGACCACATGCTCGAAGTCTGGCGTGACCAGGTTCGCCGCCGTGCCGTACAGCGCCAGCTCCTCGTAGACCGAGTGCAGCGCGCGGTAGGTGTTGCCGGCGCCGAACAGCATCAGCATGCGGCGCTGAACGTCAGCCAGCCAGCGCTTGATGGAGTCCGACTCATCAAGCTCCGGGTCGGTCGTCGTCAACCGGAACCACGGCCTGGCCGGGCTCGTCATGCCGGCCATCATGCCGGCCGCCAGCGTGCGCAAAGCGCGGATGCCGGACGAGTCCAGAATCTCCTGGTGCCGCCGCCGGCTGTCATTGCGCTCGCTGGGCTGGAACTGGCCGGTGTGCGGCAGGTAGGCGTCCGACAGGTCCTGCCAGCGGGCACGGTGCCCGCTCTGCTCGGTCCGTAGCCCTTGCCAGCGCTTGGTGTAGTCGCGCCGGGTCGTCACGTCACTCGCCCAGCAGCGTATTGCGGCCCAGCGTGAGGCTGGTCGGGGGCACCCCGGCAGGGCCGGTCAGCAGTGTGCCAGACATGCCTTGGCCATCACGCGCCCGAGTGTCGCGCAGGAACTGCGCCACGTCCGGCGTGCGCCGCTCCGCCTGCTGCTGGGCAGCGACAGCACCCTCCAGCACCGAACGCTGCTGGGCAGCCTGCTTCTGCATGGCGCGCTCGGCCCGGCGCTGCTGCTCGGGCGCCCGGATTGCCTGCACGACAGTGGCGCCCGCCCCTAAGATGCTCGCAACGGTCGCGGTGGCCTTGATCGCCGGCATCGCGGCTGCAATCAACGGTGCGACCAAAGCCACGGCTCACCCCCTAAGGCGCTTAATGTGCGCCCGCTCGACCATAGCGTAGCCCAATTGCTGAACCAACTCCCCAACCCTCGCGCCTGACCCACGCACCAGGTCCGACACCACCACCGCCGACGCACCACCCTCGCGGCCCCACGCCTCGGCCGCCCGCAGTAGCCGGACGCCAGCAGCCGACCCACGGTGCCGCTCATGCACCCACCAGCCACACACGGTGACCACGCGCGACCGGGGCGCCGCCCACGGCGCTGTCACCTGAGCGTAGAGCCCGCCCGCCAGCGCGGCGGCTCCATGCCGCGCCACCAGCAGCAAGTGGTCACTCGGGGCCAGCATCGTGTCCGGCGTCATCGTCAGCCCGCGCAGCGCCTCACGTGTCGCCGGGACGTCGAGCGGCAGGTACTCGCCCAGCCCCGAGTGCGCGTGGTACGGCGCCGCCATCTCGAGCAGCGCGTCAACATCACCCGGCCCAGCACGCTCGATGCGCATCACATCACCCGGGATAGCGGGTCATAGTCGCGCCGCGCATGCGGCATCGTCGCAGGCCGGGGCCCCACGATGTTCGGCACCTGCACCGGGTGGGCGAACGTCAGCGCCAGCGCGTCCGCCGCGTCCGGGCTTGCCTGCCCGCGCCTCTTCATGTCCTCCTTGCGCTCGAGCTGCAGCCGGTTGTCCACCGTGTAGGTGTACTCCGGCGCCGTCAGCTCGGACGCCAGCGCCTCGTCCGCCGGCATGGACCCGATGGCAAGCCACTCGCGCATCCGCGCCCACATCTCGGCCCGGAGGTTGGCGTAGGCGCGCGGCTGCGATGCCCGGCTGCCGAAGTTGACCTCGAGCGGCCGGTAGCCCAGCGCGCGCAGGCGGTCGACCACACCACCGCCCACGCCACCGCCATCCACGAACAGCACGACGTCCGCGCCCACGCGCCGGAGCTCGTTGACATGCTCGCCCACACGCGCCGCCAGCTGCTGCGTGTCCACGCCGCGCAACGTCACGCGCGGATGCGACACGCCATCACGCCCGACCCTGGTGTAGATCACGCTCGCATCATCGCCGTACCGCGCCACGTCGACGCCCACCAGCACCTGCGCGCCGGCAATCGTGCCCACCGCCGGCCGGCGGCCCATGGCCCCGTCGACGAGCTCGCGCGCGATGAACTGCATCGACGAGGCGCTGGGGAACACGCCCCGCACGCGCACGCGCACGAAGTCGCTGTCTTCGCCCTCGTCCGCCACCCACTGCGCCAGGCGGTCCTTGTTGGTGATGGCCACGGTCCGCGAGTCAATCTGCCGGGTGATCCACCGATGCCGACGCGCGCCGAAACACTCAGCGAAGCGCCCTGTGTTACGCGTCGGGTTGCCGAACACGAACCACATCGGCTCGCCGTCGGTGGTGCCGCCCTCGGCGACCTCCCAGATCTTGTCGGGCACCGCGCTCGCCTCGTCGAACGCGTAGAACGGCGTCGACGTCGCCGCGTGCAGCCCGGCGAACGCCTCGGAGTTTTCCTCGCGGCAGGTCTGGGCGTCGCAGCGCCACGCGTCCGGTTGCTGCCGGTGCCGCATGCTCATCGCGCCGCGCCCGGTGGTGATGTCCCACCAGTGCGCCGTGATGGACAGCCGCGCCCAGCGCGATATCTCGGCCCACGTCTTGGTCGCGAGCTGCTCGCTTGTGTTAGCCGTGACCACGCCGCGCGCGTGCGGCCGGGTGCTCATGATCCAGCCGACCAGCCACGCCGTGAGCGTGGACTTGCCGATGCCGTGGCCGCTCGCGACTGCCATCTGCAGCGCGGGCACGGGCGCGCGGCCGTCGAACCCGCGCCGCCGCACCTCGGCCCCGACGGTATCGAGGTACTCGCAGGCCCACGCGTCGGGGCCGTGCTTGCAGGGGTAGCGCGACGCCCACGGCTCGGACAGGCGCACCAGCTGCAGCCCGGGGTCGGTGTCCCACGGGTAGGCGTACATCACCCAGCCGAGCGGGTCGTCGTAGTAGCGCGCCATGTCGGCGGCTAGGTCCGCCTCGGTCAGGCGGGCCACGGGGTGCGCCCCTCCGCGCGGAGCTCGTCCGCCACCTCGGCGCGGTAGCGCTCCAGCAAGGCCAGCGCCCACGGCGTCAGCAGCCGCACCGGGTGCGCGCGGAGCCCGCCTCCGGCAGCTAGCTCCAGCCGTAGGCCGCCTGACCGCAGCGACGACAGCACCTGCGCGCCGGTGAGGCCGGCCATCCAGTCTCGGGGCGCGCGGCTCATGCCGTCGTCTCGGCCGCCAGCACTCGGCCGGATGCCGCCTCGCGGGCGTCGATGCGGGCGAGCTTGGCAACCGCTCGCGCCTCGCGCAGGGCGCGGCGTGCGGTGCGGAGCGTGTCGCGTGCCCGGGCGGCCGCCTCGGCGCGCTCTGTGGACTGTGGCTCGGCGGCGGCTCGCTCATCAGCCCGGGCTGCCCGCTTGTCGGCCTGCCGGGCGCGCAGCTCCAGCGTGGTGACTCGCTCAAGCGCGACGCGGGCCGCCTGGTCGAGTCTGCCCGCCACCAGCACCGCCCTGGGGGCGAGCTGCGGGCGCGTAGCTGGTGCAGGCAGCGCCTCGGGGCCGGCCGGCGTGGCAGCGCGCCCGCGCGCCGCCAGGATTGCAGCCGACACGTCGACGCCGACCGAGTGCTCGATGCGCTCGCGGTAGCGCTCGGGCCGCGCGCCCTTGAGGAGGAAAATCGTCAGCAGGTCACTGTAGTCGCGCACGCTGGTGAGCTGGCCGCCGACCATCACCTGGCGCTCGACGCCCTCGTAGGCCCGGCGGATCGCCTCATCCTCGAGCGAGTCCAGGCCGATGGCGCGCGCCTGGTCCCACTCGGCGGCGAAGGCCTGATTGTCCCGGCGCCACATATAGGCGGTCTGCCGGGTGATGCCGACCGCCTGGCACGCGCGGTCGACCCGACCGGCCCCGCTGGCCAGTGCCGCGCAGAACGCGGCCATTTTCTCCGGAGTCATTTTTGCCATCGTAACCCCTTGATTAGAAAGGCTCCAGCTCCCTAACGACTTCATCCCACCCGTATATGTCGGGGCGCAGCACGTGACGGCTGACGCCCGTGAGTTGCTCCACTCTCTCCACCTGCCTGCCCGGGACGCGCTGCCACTCGTGGACTGTGGGGCGACTCAGGCCTAGCAGCGCCGCCAGCCTGCCGCGCGACCCCACCACGGCCACGGCCATCCTGAGTCCGTCGTCATCGATTACTCGCCTCGTCACCGCTGCGCCCCGGGAGTCTGCCCGACCTAACTATAGCCGTCATCAATCGCCGTCGCTTGTATCCTCGAGCGTCCACCCGTCGATCGTGCCGCCGGTGATCAGTTCGATGCGCATTTCCAGGCGGTTTTTACGTCGCGTCACCGGGCGCAGTGTGCGTTCGATTTCCGCCCACGGGTCGAGCAGCAGCTTGTAGGTCGGCGCGAACAGCCCGACGGGGCGGCCATCGATGGCGCCGCCCGGGCATAGGAAATCTTCCCGAGATGCCGGATTTATATGTACAGACAAGCATCCGCCGTCTATATTTGTCCATACAAACCGGCGCCGTGCCGGAGACGCAAGAGGAGAACGAACATGAACGGATACATGTACATGCGCGACATCATCGACGTCCTGACTGCGGTCGCCGGGACGTGGGTTCCGGCCACCACCGCCACCGTGGACGCTAACGGGAGCCTCGCCAACCGAGACGAAGGCTTTGCGGCGGTCGACCACCTCGTGGAAGAGCTTGCAGACCCTGACCCGGAGGTGAAGTACCACCTCCGCCACATAGACGAGGCCGAGGCGCTGGCCGCCGTGGCCCGCGCCGTGGACGCCGACCCTTTCGCCGGCTGGGCCGACGTGCCAGCAGGGACCCAGTGGGTCCGGCTGTCGCTCTACCGCGAGGCCTCCGGCAGCCGCGCGGGGAGCCTCGACCAGTACTACTGGCCGGAGGGCGGCTGGTAAGCCGCCCCTCCCACCCCCATCACCCACGGCCCCGGCAATCCCGCCGGGGACCACTGAGGAGCGCCACCATGACCACACCGAGAAGCGCAGTACTGGCCGGCGCCCACGCCGCCATCGCCGGGACGCCCGACGCGGCGGAGCTTGCACGCCGCCAGCGCGTAGCCGCCGCTACGGTCCGCTGGACCGCCATCCTCGAAGCGGCGCAAGCCGCCAAGGAACCCACCTCGCGGGAGACGTGGCTGCTGGCCGCTGCCGGGCATTGGCTCGCAGCGTCAGCCGCCCACGCCGCCGGGGACCGCCGTCGCGCCCGGGCGGTGGCCGAGCTGGCGCGCGACGCCGAGCACGGTGCCTCGCCCGAGGGGGCGCTGCTTGGCTCCATTTTCGGCACCGGGCCGCGGCCGGACCCCGAGGCGGTGGCCGCTGGCCGCGCCGCCGACCCGGCCGATGTGGCCCGGCATCGCGGCGCCATGCGGGTCGCCTACCCGGCGGGCCGCCGGTGAGCGCCTCGGATGCCGTACGGCGGGCCGAGGATGCTCTGCGCATCCCACGCGCCGAGCTGCGGCGCGCGCTCATCGCGCTGGCCGGCGCGGGCGTGCCGCTGGCAGCGGCGGCCGAGCTCGCCGACGAGGCGCTGCTGGTGCTGCCGAGCCTTGGCCGCAAGCGGATGGCCTACCTGCGCGAGTACGTGCAGGCGGTCCAATCTGCCGGGGCGGCGGTGCGCCGCGCCCGGGCCGAGTGGCCGGGCTTGGACTGGCGGCCGGCGGTGGTGCCGCGCGGAGTGCCGGCGGCGGTCGCGATCACCCCCGAGGGGTGGGATGCCGCTGGCGACCAAGGTGACGGGGTGTGCCGCTGGCGGTTGCTCGAGGCGCCGCGCTGCCTGCTGGACGTCATCGGCCTGTCCGGGTAGGCTGGCCACGTCTCCGTTTCCTCCGTTGCGCCGGCTCGCCCCCGGCGCTTTTTTTGCCTGCGCGGCCGCCCGGCAGAGGCCGGCGGCGCTGGGCGCAGTACAGCTTCATTGCGCCACCCCCAGCCCATCCATCACGGCTTCGATGAAGGCTTGCGCGACTGGCGCGACAAGGGCATTGCCGTAGGCGCGGAGTCTTCCTACTCTCGACCCGCCCACCTCTTCAGTGCGCTGATGCGCCCCCACTCCTGCGCACACTGGGCAGAACATATTGAATTCCTCCTCCGGGGCGCTTCGAACACCTTTTCGCACACTTTGCAGGTCGGCGTTGGCTGGACGAAAGGGCGGTGATGAGCGACGTGGCACTTTCGGCAGAGAATCTCGACGTTTTCCAGCGAATTGTTCATCGGGTTCTCGTCTTTGTGGTGACGCTCCAGTTTTGTGCTCGCCCCGCAACGATTGCACGAGGTCGCGGCAAATCGGTATTGCGCTTGATAGCGCCCTCTCTCGGGCGTGGTCGGAGTCACAGTTATCGACAGACCGTAGCATTTCATTGAGCAAAACCGCCTGCGCGCGTAGTCCTTCATACCCACTAGGGAAATTCCGCACTGTTCGCAATTTTTCATAACTCACCGTCTCCGTGTTGCAGACGGCGCAAGTATACACCAATCTGCTGGCAGCCCCATGAGCCAGCGGGAATGTGCCGGGTTCAACTGGCCGCGCCCTTCCGTCTCTACATGGGATCCAGTCAGCGGAAGCCCAATGGCCAGGGTCGCCACACGGGGCAGCTGGTCCAGGCGGCTGCGCATGCTCCCATCCGGATTCGCCCCCGTTGTCGCCATGCCGGGGGAGTCCTTCCAGTCCCGCGCAGCCGGCGTCGGCCAGCCCGCCGCCCGCGCAGCGTCCGTCAGCGTCATGCCGCTGTGGCGTCCGCTGAGCGTCGAGTAGTTCGCGGCCCCACTCGAGGCTCCGTCCTGTCGTGTCGGCGTCGGCCAGCCGCTCAGCGACGAACCAGACTCGGCTACGGCCGTGCGGAGCGCCGACCATGAGAGCCGGTATATCGACCGCCCCGCAGGCGTATCCAGCCGTTTCCAGGTCGTCGAATACAAGGTCCAGCCAGCCGTGCCTTGTGGCTGCGGAAACCTGCTCGCCAAATACGACTGCAGGGCGACACTCAGCAATGAGGCGCGACCAGGCTGGCCAGAGGTGGCGCGGGTCGGACTTGCCCATTCCCCGCCCGGCGCCGGAGAAAGGCTGGCAAGGGCAAGAGCCGGTCCAAATGCGTCGGCTGTCTGCCCAACCAGCAAGGCGCAGGGCGAGGGACCATCCGCCGATGCCGGCGAAGAAATGGCACTGCGTGAATCCATCGAGGTCATGCGCCGTCACCTCCTCAATGCTGCGAGTATCGACATACCCATCGGCAATGTGCCCTGCCGCAATCAGGTTCCGCAGCCATTGTGCTGCGTAAGGCTCGTTCTCGTTGTAGTAGGCGGTCATTTATCGTTTCCGCAATTCGCGCAGCGCCTGCTCCAGATAATGCGATAGGCCAGCGTAATGCGCGCTTTGAGTTCCTCGATTCTGTCAGCTGCGTCGTTGGCCAGTGACATGTCGTCGTGCTGATGGCGCGCGAGCTGGCGCAGCTGCGCGATGAGGGTGTCGTCGTTGGTCATGGATGACTCCTGGTGGATGGTCTTCATCCAGAGCCCGCCAGAGCCGCTGCACCACCGACCCGGTAGGTCCGCCAGGGCCAACCGCTCCGAGCGCCGCAGCGGCCACGAGACGAAGCCGAGGCGCTATCCCTGCCCATCATCCTCCCCCTTGCCTCCCTGAAGAACCCGCATCACCGACCGCAGCGCCTCCCGGCGGTCCCGGATCAGCGGCGTGCCCGGAGGCGGCTCCGGCAGATGCCGCTCGACCGGGACGCCAGGCACACCCTCCGGCTTGCCATCCGCGCCGATGAGCACGTGCGGCTCCTGCAACTGGCCGTGCGCAATCCTCGATGCGTTCTCGGCCCCGATTGGCAGCGGCGCCGGCAATGCGTCCGCGTTAAGGTAGAGCGTCGCAAAGTCCCGCGCGGCGAATGGCAGGGCCGTTTCCTGCAGCACGCACAGCCGCGACCAGCCGCCCATCGAATTGATGGCCGCGTGAATGCGGCGATCGCCACAGTCAGGCGTGGCCATGTAACCGACGTGCCGAATCGCTTTCACCACACGCGACCAGGCAATGGCGGCGGCGTCGGCGTCCGACGGGCGAATCTTGCCGACGACGTGCGCCGGCGTGGGTGGGAATCGGCCTGCGTCCGGATCGTCCATATGCGCCTGCAGTGCTGCTTCAACGGCGTCGAGTGGGTATTTCTGCAACACGCCGAACACCGCCCGCAGCACTGGCGCGGTGACCTCCTTCCCGTAAATCGTCTGGACTCCGGCCCACGTCTCGCAAAACCTGGCGAAATCATTGTCGTTCATGTCGAGATCCCCTTGATGGTCAGTTTCTCGGCGCGATGCGCCCTGATGGCCTCGTCAATGGCCGTGCCGTTTTTGTCCAACAGCGCAGCTCCGCTGGCGCGCCCAGACTTCCCGTTGATCGCGTTCGCCGCCCATTCGGCGCGGAACGTTTGCCACCCCGCCGCCATGGCGAACTGCAAGCACTCATCAACGGACATGTTGGCTATCTGGGCCTCGCGTCTGATGCCGGCCATTGCCGACTCGGTGACTGGAGCGCGTTTCGCTTTCCGGTGCGTGGCCCAGTCCTGCCAGGTCGCGTCGGTCACGTCGGCTGGCTTGGTGGCTTGGCGGCCGGGCTTGGTGGCAGCCGCTCGAGGCGGCCCGCCAGGCGGAGGGTCGCCGTCGCTTTTGGGCGACGGCGGCAAACTCTTTTGACCTTTTTTTTTGCTTGAAGCCTCTGCTTCGCAAGTCAACCCCGAAGACGGTTGGCTGCTCTCGGTTTCGGTCTCGGTTTCGGTCTCGGTTTCGGTCTCGGTTTCGGTCTCGGTTTCGGTCTCGGTTTCGGTCTCGGGCGCATTTGTATGCAGACGCTGTGCATCTGCTACGCATCTGCTACGCATTTTTTGCATCAAGTTGTTGATTTCGTTACCGCAAAGCTCCGGCGGTGGCGCCGGCCACTTCGGCTTTACCGAGCGTGGAACATTGCCGAATCGTGGAACATATGCGAACTCCGCGCCGCCTACCGCGTAGCATCGGATGAGGTCATGGTCGGCAATGTCAGTCAAAACCTTGCGCCTCGCGGCGTCAGAGAGACCGTCCGCCCACGTCGTGTGACGCCTCAGGTAGACGGGCGACAGCGGCACCAGACCGTAGTCGTCAGCGCACAGCAGCAGCTCCAGGTAGGCCAGCCGGGAGAGCGGCGGCACCGAGTGATAACGCTCGGAATCAAGAATTGCGTCACGGATTATCCGGTTTGGCATCACGCCCCCTCCCCGCGCTCGGATGGCTTGAGGAGCTCCACGATCGCCTCGTGCGTGATGAGCGTCCGACGGTCAATGCGCGTTGCCTGCAACCTCCCTTCCTTGACGAGCTTGAAGAGCGTCGTCCTGCCCAAGCCGGTCAGCGCGGCCACCTCGGCCATCGAATAGGCATACTTGGTGCGGTACATAAGAACCTCCCATGACTGCGTCCGAACCCTGGCGGGCTGGCACGCACTAAGCGTAGGGCGCCAGCCAGAACCCGTCAACCGGGGTCGAGACGTGACGCATGGAGATCAGTGCGCCCGCACGATGATGGCGCCCATCCACTCCATGGATTGACCCACGCCAGCCCGCTTGAGAAACGCGCGCATTTCGTCAATGCCAGGCATCGGCTCTGTGCGTAACGAGGAATTGAACTCAAGCAACTCGAGCGCCTGCTCGCGCGTCAGATGAACGCTGCCGTCGCGCTCTGTCGCGACTACGAATTGCGCTTCCGGGCGGCGGTATTTCATTGCGCGGGCCGCGCCAGTTTCTGGCGCTCGCGCTGCGCTGCAGCCGCTATCAGGCAGCACTGGACACAGCCGCCGTTGAGCACGTACCGGACGGGCGGGTGCCCGTGCTGGCATGCCTTGCCGCCCGAATAGGTGACGGCTCCGGCCGCCGCCGCAGATCGGCGGATACTGACCTTGTGACGCTTCATGACCCCTCCTCGTGGTGTGTGCGAGAGAGGAGTGTAGACTACCAGTCAGTGCTTGACGGGTACGCCCAGCCGGTCGCAGACCGTCATGGAGCGACCGTCGTCATCCCAAAGCACACCACGCACCGGCAGCCCACGCCGCTCCGCCTCATCCAACTCCTGCCGCACACCACGCGACGACTCCCACCCTCCCAGCGTCAGCACGTAGACCTCGCTGGAACGCCGCACGAACTCCAGGCAATGCCGCATCCACCACTCGTGCGACCGACCCTCCACCTCCGGCACGCGCTGCACCATCGCGTCACCGTGCGTGAGCGGCGAGTACACCGTCAGCCCCGCGTCCCACAGCATCACCACCACCTCGGCCGCCACCGCCACGCGGTACTCGCGCACCGACACATGCTCATGCGTATACGGACACGCCAGATAGATCACTCGACCTCCCTCACCTCAATCCCGTGGATGGCGCGCATCTGCCGCGCCTTGATGCGGTACGCCGGCAGGCGCCGGGTGACGGGAGACTTGACGTCCTCGACCACCATGCCGCCGCCGGCCACCTGGTAGACGAAGTCCGCGCGATACTCGGTCTCGCCGGGCAGGCTGAACGACACCTGGCGAGCCAGCCACACCAGCTCGCCCGTCCGCAGCAGGAGCCGCAGCTCACGCCAACGCCGAGCCTCTCGCCGGGAGTCACACCCGTCCTCGCGCACCGACCCGTACTTGCTGCGGCTCGCTCGTGGCTTGGGGACGCCCGCCCGGGCGCGGGCCGCGTCCACCTGTGCCTGCGTCCAGCGCAGGCCGGTCACTCGCCGGCCTCGGTGTAGCTCGGCTTCCGGAGCCTCGGGCGCGCAGGCGCGCATGACCCGAACATGTCCGGCCTGAGCCGCTCGCGCGGCACTCGGGTCGTCGCCTCGACATCGAACACCCGCGCTAGCGGCACCGACCGCCAGCGCGCCACCGCAGAGCTGGATATCCCCAACTGCCGGGCCAGCGCCCGCGCGCTGCCCGCAGCGACAATCGCCGCCCTCAGCCCCTCGTCCGCATGTTTCGCCTTCATGAATCGCGCCTCCTCAGGTTGGGCTGCCAACATAGTAGCACGAGAGGTTGACACCCCCCGCTTCTGGCGCTTACCTTACATCAGCACCCGCAGCCCACCCAGGAGGCCACATGAAGATGGTGAATCTCACCCAGCACCCGGCAACGCCCGAGCAGCTCGCTGCCGGCGTCGTCGACCTCGGAGGACCGGATCTTCTGGAGTTGAAGGAGCTTCTGACCTTCGACTCTCTGCCCAGTGCCAAGGAGGTCCAGGCACGGGCCTGGGCCATCAGCGACATCGCCGCTGACGCCGGCGCCACCGAGGCGATGATCGGTGGTGCGCCCTATCTGATGGCTCCCCTCGAGAGGATCCTGCAGTCACGCGGGATTGCGGTTTTTTACGCCTTCTCCGTCCGCGAGACGGAGGAGCAGACGCTGCCCGACGGCAGCGTCCGGAAGACCGCCGTCTTCCGGCACGCCGGCTTCGTGGGGCGGAGGGGGCGGCATGGCAACCACGGGGTGTAAGGGCCCGTACTGGGACGCCGCCGGCCGGGCCATCGCCGAGGAGCGTCGGCGGCGGCGCGCGGCAGCGCTCCACGTCGCAGCGGTGGCCGTGGCCGCAGTGGCCGCAGTAGCGGCTGTGGTCATGACCGTGGTCATGGTGGCCGCACCGTGACCCCGGCAGCCGCGCTAGCGGTCGAGGCGCAGCGCCACGCCGACCGCGCGTGGGTGCTGGCCGAGGACGCGCGCCGCGCCTACCAGCAGTGCAACGTGGGCCATGCCGACTATGTCGCGCTGGCCGACGCCATGCATGCCGCCGTGGCCACCTACCTGGCCGCCAGCGAGGTGGCCGCCGCCGCCCTGCGCGACCTGCGGCGCGAGGAGCAGGTGCTTTCCCTCATGGAGCGCGAGCCGCCGTGCTTCGACAGCCGCGAGCAGTTCCTGGCATGGATGTCGATGTACGTCCGGGCACACCCGAAGCGCGCCCGCGGAGCCATGTCTGGACAAAGCATCCAGGCCGCCATGTGCGAGGACTGCACGGCCGGCTACCAGACCCGGATGCTCGCCGCCGGCCGCTGCATCAACAAGCGCTACCGGGCGCAAAAAGGAGGACCATCGTGACCAAGGCTCTGCTTCTCACGCTACTGCTGTGCCACGCGGCCACCGCGCTGGCAGTCGACGACCCGCGCTTCTGCGGCCCCCCGGCGCGCGAGGCGGACGGCACGATTGCGCGCGACAAGGGCGTGCTGCGCGTGTTCGAGAAGCGCCACCCCAAGCCAAGCATCGAGGGGCGCTGGTATCGCGACCACGTGATCCCACTTGCGTGCGGCGGCTGCGACAGCCTGATCAACCTCCAGTGGCTGCCGGAAGCGCAGTGGCGCGACAAATCGAAGTGGGAGCGCATCGTTTATGGCGGCCGCGGCATCTCGCCAGGCTGCCCCTAGGACTCAAGGAGACTCGCATGATCGCCATCCGCGCCAGCTCTCTCTCAGAGCTCTTCGACTGCCCCGCCCGCTGGGAGGCCCGACACATCCTCGGCATGAGGATGCCGCGCTCCGGCGCCGCGCAGCTCGGCACCGCGCTGCACGCAAGCTCGGCGGTGTTTGACCAGTCACGCCTGCCGGGCGGCAGCCCGGCGACCGTGGACGAAGCGGCCGGCGCACTCGTCGACGCCATCTACCGGCCGGAGGACGACGTCGACTGGAGCGACAGCGACGCGACGCAGCGCGAGGCCGAGCAGATTGGACGCGCCCTCCACGCCCGCTACTGCACCACGGTAGCCCCCCGGCAGGAGTACGTCGGGGTCGAGGTGCGCTGCGAGCGCATCGACCTGCCCGACCTCGGCATTGCCCTCACCGGCACCACCGACCGGGTGCGGCGCACGCCGGCCGGACTCGGTATCGCCGACCTCAAGACCGGCAAGACCGCCGTCGGCACCGACGGGCAAGCCGTGACGCGTGGTCACGGGATCCAGCTCGGCGTGTACGAGCTGCTCGCCCAGCACGCGCTCGGGCTGGACATCACGGCCCCGGCGCTGGTGATCGGCCTGCAGACGGGCAAGACCGCCGCCGCCCAGCGGGTCGGCACCGGCGAGGTGCCCGGGGCGCGGTCTGCCCTGGTCGGCGCGGAAGGCGCGCCGGGGCTGCTCGAGCATGCAGCGGCCTTGCTCAAGGCCGGCGCCTTCTACGGCAACCCGCGCAGCAACCTGTGCAGTGCCAAGTACTGCCCGGCCTACGCCGGGTGCCGTTTCCGTTCGTAACCACCACAGAGAGGAGTCGCCATGACAACCACCGACATCGCCAGCCTGCGCGCTGGCCAGCCCACCAAGCCGCTGGCAGAGATGAGCCCGAAGGAGCAGGTCGGCTACCTGCTGCAGCAGAAGAAAGCCGAGATCGCCAAGATGATCCCGCGCACGCTCAGCGTGGAGCGGCTGCTGAAGGTCGCGCAGATTGCAGTGACCAGCGCGCCCGCGCTCCTGAAGTGCGACGTGCCGTCGCTCATCGGCGCCATCGGCCAGTGCGCGATGCTGGGCCTCGAGCCCAACACCGTGCTCGGGCACGCCTACCTGGTGCCGTTCAACACCAAGCGCCGGACGCCTGACGGCGGCGAGCGCTGGGTCAACAGCGTGCAGGTCATCGTGGGCTACCGGGGGCTCATCGACCTCGCTCGCCGCAGCGGCCAGATTGTTAGCATCGCTGCGCACGAGGTCTGCGAGCGCGACCGGTTCGTGCTCGCCTACGGCCTCGACGAGCAGCTCATCCACGAGCCTGCGCTCGACGAGCGCGGCGAGATCATCGGCTTCTATGCGATCGCCAGACTCAAGGATGGCGGGCACGCGCTCGAGTTCATGAGCCGCCGCGATGTCGAGCGCACCCGTGACGCATCGCAGGGCTGGCAGCAGGCCGTCAAGTACGGCAAGGGGCAGTCCCACCCGTGGGGCGCGCACTTCGTCGAGATGGGGCGCAAGACGGTGATCCGGCGCCTCGCCAAGTACCTGCCGCTGAGCATCGAGCTCGCGGCCGCCGTGCACCTCGACAACCAAGCGGCCACGGACAGGGACCAGCGCCTCGACGCCATCGACGGCGAGCTGCTGCTCGCGGCCCCGGCCGAGGAGGCCCCGGCCGAGGAGGCGCCGGCGGCAGAGGAGCCTCCGGCAGAGGAGGCGCCTCGCCGGCGCGGTCGCCCCCCCGGCAGCAAGAACCGCCAGGCCACCACGCCGCCACCCACCCCGAATGACGAGGAGGAGGAGGGCGGCGACGAGACGCCACCCCCACGCGAGCCTGCCCTCACCTACGCCGAGGCGCGGCACGCAATAGAGGCTGCGAGCGGCGAGGAGGAGCTCGCGATGGCCGCCGCCCTGATTGATCGCGTCGAGCCGTGGCACCTGCGGGGCGAGCTGCTGGCAGCAGTCCAGACCATGAAGGCCCGCCTGGTCGCCGACCAGGATCCACCCGCCATCAATCTGGTCGGCGGCGGCGAGATCACCTGGCTGCGCCAGCGCGCAGAAGCCCTTGACCTCGACCTCGAGGCGGTCGCTGCAAAGCACAAGGTGGACATCGGCGCCCTGACGAAATCCGGATTCCAAACCCTGAAGGCAGCGCTCGGAAACGCGTTCTGACCCCACCCAAAAGGAGACCATCATGACCACAGAACTGACCGCATTCGTCTCGTCCGCGTCGACCCAGGTTGAGCCCATGTCGCAGCGGGCCACCGCTGCCCTGGAACAGATTGCCGCTATGCAAATCGACTCGGACCTCATGTATGAGGTCGGCGGCGAAGAGTTGCGCGCGGTCAAGGCGCGCATGTCCGACTTGGACGCGCAGCGCAAGTCCATCACCCGCCCGCTGGACGATGCGAAGAAGGCCGTGATGGACATGTTTCGCCGGCCATTGGCAATGCTCGAGCAGGCCGAGCAGTCCCTGAAGGGCAAGCTGCTTGCGTGGTCTGCCGAGCAGGAGCGGCGCCGCCGCGAGGAGCAGGCAGAGCGCGAGCGGGTTGCTCGCCTTGAGCGCGAGCGGCTGGCGCTTGAAGCCAAGCGGCTCGCCGCTGCCGGCCGAGCGGCCGCCGCCGAGGAGGTGGCGCAACAGGCACAGCAGGTCGTCGCGGCCACGGTGCCAGAGGCCGAGGCACCACGGGCGGCCGGCATCGCCACGGTGGAACGCTGGACGTTCGAGGTCACCGACATGGCCGCACTGGTGGCGTACGTCGCGGCGCATCCCGGTTACCTCTACCTGCTCGAGGCCAACCAGGCCGAGCTGCGCAAGCTGGTGCAGACCCGGAAGGGTGGCATGGCGCTGCCTGGCGTGCGGGCCTACACCACGCAGCACATCGCAGCGAGGTCGTGACAATGGCCTACATCGCAGAGATTGAGACGACGGTCTCGGGTGTCCCGTGCATTGTTGGCGTACTGGATTACGAGCCCTATCAGCCCGCGTTTCGTGGCGGCCCGCTCGACAGCGCCCGCGCGCCTGGTGGCGGCTGCGGGGTGTGGGCCGTGTTGGACCGACGCGGCCGACCGGCGCCGTGGCTGGAGGCGAAGCTGACGGATGCGGATGTTGAGGCCATCGAGGAGCTGGTTTTCGGCGAGATGGAGTAGTGGCGCGGCAGGCAGGGCCAGGCTTGGCATGGCAAGGCGGGGCACGGCGCGGCGGGGACGGGCCAGGCAAGGCGTGGCAGGCAGGGCCAGGCGGGGCGTGGCACGGCCAGGCGAGGCCGGGCGGGGCAGGCGTGGCTGGGCCAGGCAGGGCCAGGCGGG